ATAAAAAAAGTAAAAAAAAAAAGAGATTATCCGAAGATAATCTCTTTTTGTGTAAATGTAACTTAACAACAAGGAATTACTTCATGTACGAATTCTTGTTGTTAGACTTGCTGAACATCATGCTCATTCTTTCGAGGTAGAATTGATGGAAACGGAAGAACTGAAAATATCTTTTAAAGCTGTGGAAAGAGTCGTAATGACTTCAGAAATACCCTTTCCAGCCTTGCAGAACTCTTCCGTGGAGAGTTCAAATTCCAGATTTTCCAATTCAACAGATATAGGCAGGTTGCCGATCTTGGTATCATTCTGAACATGGAAGTCATTGTCGTAGTAATGAGTACTACCACTGGTGATATCTTTGAGTTCCACATTCATCTTGTACTTGCCAATATTGATTTTCATTTTTTATTTCCCCTTTTATTAAAATTTTAATATAATATGTAATAAGATTTTTATTTTCTTATTATTCACCATAATAATATTATATTGAAAATCAGTTTATTACACTTTTTTATTTTTATAAAAGTCTTACCACTCCTGGTGATATATTAACTCCTCATGGTAAATATTGTAAACAAGAATTAATCAATAAAGCAGCTATTTTTGATGAGAAATTATATGATTGGTCTGATGAAGAAATTAAAGAATTTCTTGATAAAAATTCAGAAAACGATATTATATATATTGAATTCTCTTATAAACAACTTGGTAGAAGTGAAGAATGGTTTAGAAAACAATGTCGTGCTTTAAATAATGATGTATCCAAAATAAACCGTGAAATACTTCTTAAATGGAACAGGGGTACTGAGTTATCTCCTTTCCTTCCAGAATTAATAGATAGATTAAGAGAAAATGTAGACGAAGTAAAGAATACTGTAATAGTAAATAAAAATTATTTATTGAAGATATATAATGATTCATTTGACTGGAATAAGAAACTACTTATAGGTGCTGACTTTGGTGGTTCATCATCTCAAGACTCTACTGCATTTAGTATAGTTGATCCAAATACTCTTAATACATTAGCTGATTTTAAAAATAATAAAATTGATCCAATAGAATCAGCAGATATAATATATGAATTAATGACTAAATTTTTTCCAAATTCAGTTTTTATTCCAGAAGAAAATAGTTATTCTACAGCAGTTATTTCATTATTATTAAAAACTGAAGTAGCTAATAGAATATATTTTGAATATAAAGATAAAAAGACAGAAAAACAAATGGAAGATGGTACAATAAAAAGACAAAAAACTAAAGTTAAGTCTTATGGTATTAATACTAATATTGAAACACGTCCATTAATGATGGAAATATTATTTGATATAGTAAATAATGATTATTCTAGTCCAAGATCTCCTGAAATTATAGAAGATATAGCTGGATTAGAAAGAAAGAAAAATGGTAAAATAGAACATAGTTCTGTAACTCATGATGACTCGTTATTTAGTTATTTAATTGTAAGATATGTATTTTCGTATGGTAATAATTTAGGACGTTTTAATATATATAAAAATCCTGAACAAATAAAGACAAATATAGAAAATAAAGCTATGCAAGGTGCTAGAAGTAATGATGAATTCGTGCATAATTTTAGTACTATATTAAATGCTAATTTTGCTAATAGAAAAGAAAGAAACTTACAATCTGAAATAATTGAAGAATTTAAAGAAAGAGAACAAAGAAAAAAAGAGTTACATGAAGATTTTCTATTTGAATCAGGAATAGAAAAACCAAAATCAAGATATTCCGAAATATTTAAATTTAACAGTAAAAAAAATTGGTAGAAGGAGAATTAACTTTATATGTCTGAACTCAATATTTTTGATGATTGGAATGAAGATTTAGTTCTAACTGAAGATGAGAGTAATAGTTTAATTACTAACCTTAAAGATGAACTAATACTTGAAAATATATTAGAACAAATTGAAAATCCTTTTTCTAATCTAAATAATCAAACTGATTATCTTGAATTATTTAAGATTAGATATAATTATCTTTATTTTAATTATAATACAAGTACTGATTTTATTAAAAAATTAAATGATATTAGAGATGAAATGTATATAACTATCTTTAAATCTATTACTAAAAAATTTAATATTTCTTATTCATCAGATCTTATTGATATAAATGAATGTGCTGAGAATTTATATTACTTTTTTATTTTAGGTTATAAGAATAATATTATATCATTCTTTTTCAATAATATTATTAAAGAAAAGAAAAATCTAGCTACTTCAGTAATTAATACAGTAAAAGATGCTAAAAATGCAACAAGTATTGCCTTAAAGAAGATTTTGAAAAATAAAGAAGATGCAATTATTATTCCAAATATTAATTTAGTTATAAATACAATCATTGAAAATAGTAATGATAATTTAGAAGTTATTAAAAATATATGTGAAAATGATTTAGAAGAAGTATCTAATTATAAGATTAACCAGTATTTTATTAATGATTTTTCTTTATGTCCTGAAAAAGATTTTATTGAAATATTTTTTAGACCTATAAAAGAAAAATATGAAGGTTATTCATTTATTATAAATGATTTAAAAACTAAATTAATGAATACTGCACCAAAAAAGAATAAAAATTAAAGAGGTAAATAAAATGTCTGAAGAAAACAAGATTAACATTCAAGAAAATGAAAATAGACCTTTAAATAATGAAGAATTAGAATACAAGAAAGAAGTTCAAAATCTATTAGAAAAAATTGAAAATATTAGAAAAGAAGAAGGTATGGACGATCAAAATCGTTCTGAATACTTAGAAAATATTACTAAGAAAGCAAAACAATTTAGTCCTGAAAGAATAAATAAAATTATAGATGAAGCCTTAGATTCAGCTCAATTTGATAGTTATATTGAAAAAGAAAAGGCAAGAAAAGAATTATATGAAAAGATTGCTTTTGATGAAGCACTTTTTGAAGATATAAATGAAGCACAAAAAGAATATGAAGAAGGAGTAAAAGAAGAAATTAAGAAAATTGATGAAGTTTTTTCTAATATGAACTATTCTAATCTTTTAGACTCTCTCTCAGAAAAAATTAGTTCTTCAAATAAAGATATTATTCCTTATAAACAAATGATTGCCTATCAAAAAATATATCAAGAAGTTCATAATATTATTTATCTTGATAAGATTAAAGAAAAATTATATAAATTGAATAAACCTTATAAATATATTGAAGATTGTGATAATGGTAAATTATTTGAAATACATTTTGCTAAATTTATTTCGAATCTTCAAAAATCAAAAAATATGTTTAAAAATCCAATTAAATGTGTTGAAGCAATTAATTCTTTTCTTCCTGAAGATAAACAATATGGAAAATATTTTACTTACTGTTTGGTAAGATATATCAATGAGCGTGGAGTTTATGGTGTAGATTCCAATACAGTTTTTCTTGAAGGTTTATTTAATATAATCTTTAATTTTGAAAAAACTAATAAAATTAATGAAATTCATAAACAAGAATTTATTAATAACATTCTTGAATGTGTAGATATTTGTTTAAAAGGAAAAACTAATAATTAATCAAAAATAAAAGGTTGGATTAATTATGGCTATAAACAACTTAACTTGTTTTAGAGAAGAAAATAATTCAGTTATATTTACTGGAAACTATATGGAAGTATATATTCCTAAAAATTATTTTGAAAGTAAAATGGCTGAAATACTTGATGATAGAATTGAAAGTCTTGGAATATTTATTTTTAAAGTATTTAATGATGAAAACAAAAAAGATTCTGCTATAACTCATATTTATAAACTTCCAGCAAAAATTGAGTTAAGACCATCTAATTATAAAAATGAAAAAATGAAAGTAAATAATATAGAATATGAATTTATTGTATTAGAATTTTTTAAAAATGATATATTTATAAAGAATACTATTATACAACAAAGTTCAACTATGGCTAATAACTTTATTACATTTTTTCATAATGGTAAACTTCCTAATTTTATTGATTATGATGATATACTCAAATTAGAACTTAATGCTGTAATTATAAATAAAATGAAATTCCCAGTTCCTTCTGTTTTATTAGAATGTATAGTTTCTGAAATAAATAGAGATTCAGCTGATATAAATAAACCATTTAGATTTGCAGCAAGTTTAGGTGCTAATAAAAAAAGTTATACACCAGTATCTATTAAAAAATTACCTTCATTTTCAAGTACTTTTTCATCAGTTACTTTTGAAAATATTGATTATCAATTAATTTCATCAGTAAATAAAACACGTTACAATAAAGAAGAAATTTCTTCTCCAATAGAAGAAACTATAAAGTATTAAAATGTGCTCAATGGATTTATGTCCATTGAGCACAATAAAAATTTAAGAACAATATATTTTTAACACTTTTAAAACTCATTTTTCCAACAAATAAATAAGTATAAATCATTAAATCAATGGTTATTATATTAAAAATTAAAAATTTAAGAAATGGAGGAAAATTTAGATGGCTACTATTTCATATTTACACCCTCATATTGAGACCAACATTTATGACAATAGTGAAGTTTATGTCTCCACAGAGTCTAATGGTTCTGTACTTTTTCAACCTTATTTTTCTGAACGAGGCATTTCTGGCGAGATTGAAAGATTTACTGATTTAGGTGAATTTCTTAAGTTAAAAGGTATTCCTAATTATCGTAAATATGGTCAGTCTCAGTATAATATTGTCCAGTGGTTACAGGGTGGCGGTACTGTTTATGGTATTCGTTTAACCGATCAACTTGCTTCCTATTCCAACTTAATTCTTAAAGTTCAGGTTGCTGTTGATGCTGATGGAAAACCCATTAAGCTTGATATTGATAGTACTAATAAGAAAAAAATTATTACTAGACTTGATATTACTGATTATAATGAATTAAAAGAAAAAACTGAAGGTGTTTCTGGCGAAATTACTGAATGGACTGATGAAGGATATTCTACTCTTGTTCATTCTGCTCATGAACATACTGCATATGAGACTGATAAGCTTTGTGTTGGTACGAACGTTAATTCTAAAAATCAATATTTGAAGATTAGTTCTGTTAGTGTAACTACTAATGATCCTGAAGAAGAAGGCGGAGAACCTACTACTACTGAAACTCAGACTCTTGTTACTTCTACTGATAATCTTACTGATGAAGGTACTTATGTTTTTGATACCGTTGAAGATCCCGATCAGGCTACTGAATTTAGATGGGTTGACTTCTACTTATTCTTAATCAGAACTAAGGGTAAGGGTTCTTTTGGTAATCGTAATGCTATTAGATTCACTCAGAATAATGCTGCTAATAAGTCTTATGATTTCACTTGCTATAATCTTACTGTTGTAGAAAATAAAGAAAATGGTACTATTCGTAATTCAGAAGGTCCCATTCCTTTCTCTTTCTATCCTGATGCTATGACTGCTGGTGGCTCTAACTTAAGTCTTAAGCAGATTGTTATTGATTATTATATGCAGATTGCATGCTACTATGACGAAGATGAATATTCTCGTTTAGTTGATCTTATTATGGAAGCAACTGGTGGCATTGGTAATGCATATAAAACTGAAGGTAAAATTGATTTTATCTTTGGTGATGATTATGTTACGGTTTATAAGACTGAACGTGGTTCTCAGATAACTTCTTCTACTGGTGCTTTCCTTACTGGTGGCGGAGATGGTAACTTTGTTGGTCCTTATAATAAGTTAAATATTGAAGGCAATGACAATGCTGATAACGCTATGGAACGTGGCGTTGTTAAAGAAATTGTTACTCAGTTCTTCAATGCTTCTTCTGGTATTGCTGCTGAAGCTGAAATTTATAATAAGAAGAAATATCCGTTTGATGTTGTTCTTGACTTTAATCTGCCTGATGCTGCTAAGACTGCATTAACTAATTTTGCTTCTACTAGAGGCGACTGTATTGTTTGCTTAGATACTGGTGAACAAGCTACTCCTGCTAAGACTGTTGATTATCGTAAAGAAAAACTTTCTGTGAATGATTATCTTGCATCAGTTTGGTCTCAGATGTTTACTGTTTATGATAGTTATACTTCTTCCGATATCTATGTAACACCTACTTATTTCCTTGCTTCTAAGATTCCTTATTCTGATAATAACTACGGTATTCAGTATCCGTTTGTTGGTCCCAATAGAGGTATTATTACTGGGTTTAAGAGACTGAACTGGACGCCCAATGATCAGCAGAAGGAAAATCTGTATGATGTTCAGGTTAACTATATTGAGCAGGATAATCGTGTTACTAAGTTTATGAGTCAGCTTACTGCACAAGATAAGACTACGTCACTGTCTGATATTAACCATGTCAGATGTCTGCTTCGTATTGTGCGTTCAGTTGAAGACTTGATGGAAAATTATATTTTCGAACTTGGTACTGAAAATACTATTGCTACCATCAACTCTGCCCTTGATGCAGTTCTTTCTGAGTGGGTTAATAATGGTACTTGTACTACTTGTACTGGTAACTGCTCTCAGACTGTTATTGAGGCTGAAAATAAGACTGCTCATGTTACTCTTACCGTTGTCTTTGTTGATGTTATCGAGAAGATTGTTATTGACGTGAATGTTACTCGTTAATAATAGTTAGCTAGTATAAACTGATACAAAAATACTTAAAAGTTCCATATAATTAACATTATTTTAATTATATGGAACTTTATTACTAAAATTTTACAGAAAGGATTGACAAATATTATGGCTTTTAAATCACAAGATGGTTTTGCTTCTAAGGTTTTTGGTAGTAATAAGATTGATTATACTACTGATAACCTTTTTGCTGGTGTATGGCGTTTAAAGCAAGATAATTTAAATAGATTTGATCCATTTATTCAAGGTTATGCGTCTATTATTTGGACAAAATTACCTTTATTCTTTACTTATGCTAATGATGACACTACTATTGGTGCTCAATTTAAAGCATTAACTGAAAAGAACTTTAAATCATTTAGCGGTCTGAGTGATCTGACTCTGGATGCTGAAACCATGTCTCATGGTTTTGCTGGTAACGAACTTCCTGTTGCTACTAACCTTAAGAAAGAAAATACTTCATTTACTCTTAAGCATTATGAATTAGCTGGTTCTCCCATTCGTGAAATGTATCAGTATTGGATTACTGGTATTCGTGATCCTGAAACTGGTTTAGCTACTTATCATGGTGCTATTAAGAGTGGTAAATGTGTTTACAGTATGAAGAATCATACTGGTGAATTACTTTACGTTGTTACTGATCCTTCATTTGCTGTTGGTGGTAATACTGGTATTGAGGCTGCTGCTTATTATACTAACTGCTTCCCGACTAAGATTCCTATGGATCATCTCAACTATTCTTCAGGTGATCATGGTATTACTGAAATTGATATTGAGTTCCGTGGTAACTTCCATATGAGTAAAGCAGTTAATGAACTTGCTGTTAAGGCTATGCAAGCTTACACCATTCAAAAGACTTATGGTGATTATAATAGCATGGCTGAGACTACTGAGCCGAACCTTACTACTGGTTATAACGAAGTTTAATTTAAATATTAATATGGGTATAGGAAATAATCCTATACCCATATTTTTTTTTTCTTAACTATTAGTATCTATATTAGATGATGCACTTGATTTAATTTTATCTTCAATAGATGTAAGTTTAGTACTTTCATATAATTCATAGATTGAATCCCAATCAACATTAGGAATATATTTTTTATTTAATTCCTTAACAAATGTAAATTTATGGGCTTCATCAATAGTACTATTTTGATTAAACATAGTATCTGTAATAGCTTGTACTATACTTTGAGCAGTTGAAATTTGTTCTGCTAAATTTGTTGCATTTAAAGATGATGGAGAAGGAAATTGAACTTTAATTAAATTAATATTTACTTCTTCATTATTTTTATTTTTTTCTTTATTATTTTTGATTTCTTCGTTATCTAAATCACTAATTTCATTTTCTCTGTTAGATAAAATGGCCTCTTTCTTTTTTCTTCTTAAATTGATTTCCTTTTGATCAACTAAAGCAATAGTACTTGTACCAAAATCATTTTCATATAAACTTCTATACATTGAAGAAAATGGTTCAGTTAATTTCTTTTGCTTAACAATAATAGATCTTAAGAACATACCATTTACCATAGATACTGAACGAGAAAATTCTAATTCATCTGAATAGTTTAACATAGAAGCAGGAACTCCTGTTCCAGAAATCATAGCTTTTCTTAAATAATCCATGAAATCATTATCCATTTCTACGTTAAGCCCGCTAGTAACATCAATATCAACTGCATTTTCACCATTAACTCTTGGTATATAGTAATTTGAGCAAGCACCAACAGTTGTAAAAATACTATCTATTGATTGAGTATCAGATAATTTAACATCCTTTGTTTCAACATCACGGATAAATGAATTAACAATTCCTTCAACATCTTCTGATAAACCAGTTTCAATATAAAAAGTTCTATGATCTTGAGATCTTGAAAGTTTTGTTAATAAAGTACAAACTAACATAGATAAATAAATTTTAGCAGTAAATAATATTTTATTTAAAATAGAAACACCATATCCATCATCACCTTCCTCAACCATTAAATGTTTTACAATTTCTGGTTCAAGGAATGTAATTTGAATATTATTATTGTAAATATAATCTTTTTTAACTAATTCATAGATTATATTCTTAAATTCTTTATTCTTTGCAATAAATTTTTTATCAATTTTTTCTCCAATATTCTTTGCAAATAAATCAGTAATTAATCTAACTTTAGGATCATCAATAAAACTTGTATCAGTAGTAGCAAGATCTATTGTTTGTCTTAAAGTTAATGTACTATATACATTATGAGGTTTTTGATCTAAATCATTTTTATTACGTACTTCTATATAAAAATAACCATATACAGTTTCACCGATTTTTATTTTAACTACTCTTTCAGGTTCCAAATTTTTAATATAAGAACCATTTATAAAATTATCATTTCTATTATTATTTTGTGTTGAATCACTACCAAGTTTATTATTACTTAATACAGTTCCAGTAATACCAGAATCATTACTAATATATTTTTTATTATCTATTTCATTTCTAAAATACTGTACTAATGGAATTTCTTCCTCTTTCAAAATACTAAGAGGTTTAGTAGAAAATGATATATTATCATTTAAGATAGTTGCTAATTCATTTTTTATCGTATTAACAAAATTTCTTTCATCAGCTTTTCTTTCTTCTTCATTTAAATTTGAATTAACTTGTTCTCTATGTAATTTCAATAATTCATATTGCTCTGCTTCATTTATAAGAATTTTATTCTCATTAAGAGTAGTCGATTCATCTATAATATTATAGCTTTCATTATTTTTAACATTTTCTTGGAAAATTTTATTAAATTCATCTTCTAGTTTCAGTATAGCAACAAATTGATCTCCTAAAATTAAAGTATCTTTAATCCATTTATCAACTCTGCTTTCAATATCATATTTTGGATAAATATAATCTAAAATATTTTTTTCAACTTTATTTTTTATTTCAGTATCTTTATCATCATCATAAATAATTCCAAAAATATCTTTTGTAAAATCATCGGGAGAGATTATATTATCTTTCCAAACATTTACTGCTTGAGAAAGTTGTGGAATATATTCAACAATAGCTAAATAATCTTGATATCTTGAAATTCTTGGAGTTTCTAAAGCGTAAATTTCATTTATTTGTCCAAGAGTTATGCCATTAACAAAATTATTTAAGTTAATTTTTTCTTTTTTAGCAATATTTTTAAGCTTATTGGAATTATTTTTTTCATTATAAGAAACTTTAGTAAGGAATTCAATAGGATTTTCACCAGTAATTGTATTATTTTTATAGGAAATTCTTTTAATAGTGTTTTTTAATTTTTCTATTACTTCGCTATTCTTCGTTAAAAAATCTTGTGATACACCATATAATAATTGAGTTGATTGAGCATTGTTGGAAGCTATTCGTTGCTGAATTGCTTTTTTGTCATTATCTATATTAGTATTTTTATTATTAGGCAATTTATTTCACTCCTTCATAGTAAATTACATGTGAGAACTGTATCTTATAATACAGTTCTCACATTTTTTAATAATTTACTATTGTAACGTAATTATATAAAAGACTTGTCTTATTATTAATAATGTATTCTATTCCATAAACCTTATTCAAACTATCAATATTATGAATAATTA